CTGAGGGGTTTACTGCTGAAAAAAATGATAAGCTAGTAGCGATAGCACCGCAAAGAATGAAAAATAACGGATATAACAAACCAAGATAATTATGAGCTATGTACTATTTATATCAGAGGCTAAATTAAAGGACTCTACAGCAATTAATCTTAATGTAGATGTAGACATCTTACTTCCATTTGTACGAGAAGCACAGAAAATCTATGTTGAAACCGCACTAGGGACTGATCTTAACAATAAATTAAAAGCCTTAATTGTAGCAGGTACTGTAAATCTTCCTGCAAATGTAGCTTACAAAACTTTACTAGATGACTACATAGGGGATATGCTTCCATCGTATAGTCTTTATCACGCTTTTAACTACCTACGTCATAAAGTGGAGAACGGTAATATCTATTCTAAGACATCAGAAACTGGAAATGCTTTAAGTACAGAAGAAGCTCAAAGCTTTAGAGAAGAAATATTAAACACTGGAAGTTACTATCGTGAAAGACTTATAGACTACATACGTAATAATACTGCAAGTTTCCCTGAATATAATACAAACACTGGAGCAGATGTAAATCCTTCAAGAGAAAATTACTACAATAATATGAATCTAGAAAGACCAAGACAAGGAACTAGACTTACTTTACAAAACTTTTTAAGTTCATCAGATTAATGAAGAAACACTACAAGACAAAACCAATTAACATTACTAAGCTTAAATCTTACTTAGATAAAAAACCTAAAACAAATGAAAGAAGTACAAGACAGTCTTCAGGTCGGACTAGCAAATAGTACGGCAATAGCTTTTAGTATTACAGATTGTAATGAATTGCTTACTCTAGTTTCTTTAATTTTAGCAATATCATATACAGTTTACAAATTCATTAAATTTGAAGAACAAAAAAAAAATTAACCTTTTATTAATTAGAGATACATTCTCAGAAAATTCTGTAATAGGTGAGCTTTTTTTAGATGGAGAAAGGATGTGCGACACTTTAGAGAATCCTTGGCTAGATAATCAAAGGAATATAAGTTGCATCCCTGAAGGAGAATATAAAGTAAGGCTAAGACTTCCAAGAGAATCAGCAACAAGGGATTATTTGCATTTGCTTGTAGAGGATGTAGAGAATAGAAGCTACATCTTATTCCATAGAGGTAATACTGCTAAAGACACAAGAGGCTGCATCCTGGTAGGACTAGGTAGCCAACAAGACTTTGTTAGTAACTCTGTATTAGCTATGGACTTACTAATCAAAGAAATAGTTAATTTAGGCGGTGAAAATATTAATTTAATAATCAAAAATAAATAATTATGAAAAAGTTTTTTCAAAAGTACCTTATCGGACAGATGTTAAAGTCTAAGAAATTTTGGTATGCAATCAGTTCTGTAGTAATTCCTGCTATTGTAACGTATTTAGGAGTAGACCCTGCAACTGCAACAGAATTATACCACGCTATTTTAGTTCTTATTGTAGGTCAAGGAATTGCAGACGTTGCTAAAAAATAATCGTTTTAGATTAAAACCCCACGAGGTAGCAGCTTTACAGAAAATGCGAGAAACTGAAACTAGAAATATTTTAGTCATCGGAGATTTGCACGAACCATTCTGTCTAGACGGCTATCTTGACTGGTGTTTAGAACAGTACGAAACATTTAACTGTAATCAAGTTATTTTTATTGGAGATTGTATTGACGCTCATGGTTTTTCATATCATGAGCCAGACCCAGATGGTATGTCTTCAGGCTTAGAGCTTGAAACTGCTATAAAGAAGATAGCTAAGTGGTATGAAGCATTCCCTAAAGCTGATGTAATGATAGGTAACCATGATAGAATGGCAAGTCGTAAGGCTATGTCAGGTGGTATTCCTGCTGCTTGGATAAGGTCTTACAATGAAGTATTAGGTACTCCAAGTTGGAATTGGTGCGAATCTGTTATATATGATAACGTACTTTACGAACATGGAGAAGGAGGTCAAGCAGCCGCCAAAGCAAAAAACAACCTAATGTCATCTGTTTGTGGTCATACCCATACACTTGCTTACGTTCAATGGTTCGTAGGAAAAAGATTTAAAGTCTTTGGAATGCAAGTAGGATGTGGAGTGGACTCTACTACTTACGCTGCTGCTTACGCTAAGAACTTCAAAAAACAGTCTATAGGTTGTAGTGTAGTATTAAATAATGGAACTCTTCCAATTAATTTATTAATGCCTTTGTAATGCAATTAAAGGATTCTACTAAACTTTCTTTATTTTATATTCTATTAATTATAATAGTATTATTCTTTAGTTTATAGCACCCCCTCTTAGCCTTTTTAGGCACTTTCTTTTCTTTTTAATGGTAATATACTAGACAAGCAATAAAGTTTGTCCTAGATGTAAACACCTTAATTGTTAATAACTTTGTTTATCATTCTGTTTATAATATTATATTTTTATATCTTTGCTTCATAATTAATCAAATAAATATTATGAAAAATTTACTCTCAACACTTTTAGGAATAGCAGGACTTTTCGGCTGCTTATATATACTACTAGCGTCTATTACGCTTTTAGAACTTTTTTTAGGATTAAGATAATGCAATATAAAATGAAAGAAGCAACTACTAAGCAGGAAGCTATTATTAGCTTGTTAGACGTACAATCTAATCAACCTGTACTTTTACCTGACAATACAGTATTAACTGAGGACGGAATGCAGTCTTTATCTTTTCAAACTGTAAGAGATTTATATGTTAAGGTAAAATCAGCTTACTATAATTCGCAGGATAACTCAAAAAGATTTTAAGATGACAATACAAGACGCAGAATATTTAGAATACAATACATTGGATTTAATTTGCCAAGACTTTTTTTATAAGTCAGATGGATATTCATCAGATTCAAAATGGAATAGTAGGCTATTTACAATGGATAATGACTTAGTTGGAGATGAAAGGTCAATAAGGATTTATGGAACACAAGAGCAATTAGACTTAGCAAGTGTTGAATATAGAAAGAAAAACAGACTAATACTTGATGAAGTTTACAATTTCAAAGTAGAACCAAAAGGGTCTTATTGGAATGACATCTTAGAAATAACAGAAGAAGATAATCACAAGGTAGCTAATAAGCTAAAACATTACAACAAGCTTTATAACCAAAAAGGTAGAAAAGCATTAATTTTAAGAACAAGATAATGAAAACAGAAAGCAAGCAGGACTATTTAATAGCTATTCAAAGCGAATTGAAAGCTCCTAAGAATCAATTTAACAGTTTTGGTAAGTATAAGTATAGAAGTGCAGAAGACATCTTAGAAGCCGTTAAACCACTTTTAAAGAAGTATGGTTGTTACTTAACGATAACAGAAACGACTCAAGAGATTGCAGGTTATTTAGTTTTAACATCTAAAGTAAGTATTTCAGATGGAGAAAAGACTATATATGTTGAAGCTCAAGCAGGGATTAATCCAGAACGTAAAGGAATGGATATTGCTCAGTCGTTCGGATCAAGTAGTTCTTACGCTAAAAAGTATGCACTTGGTAACTTATTCTTATTAGATGACACTAAAGACGTTGATAGTAATAAGGTAAACGAACCTATTTCAAAACCTGAAATGACTACTGACATTTACAATATTATGTTAGAATTTATCAATACAGGGAAAGGTTCAGCAGTAATGTCTAAGATGAGAAACTACTCAATGTCAGAAAAGCAAGAAAGTACATTGATGAAAATGTTAAAACAACAAATAAATAATTAATTAATAAAGACCTGCAAAATCAGGCACTATAAAAATGGAAGTAAAAGGAAAACTAGTAAAGAAGTTAGCTGTTGAATCAGGAGTTAGCAAATCAGGAAAAGAATGGAGGAAACAATCTATCGTAATTGATACAGGAGGAGAATTTAATAATGAAGTCTGTGTAAGTGCCTTTGGTGATAAGATGGATTCAATGAACAAACTAGAATATGATATGGAAGTTAAAATCTTATGTAATGTTTATTCAAGAGAATATAAAGGAAAGTATTATCATAATATTGATGGCTATCACTTTACTCAAAACTTTATTTCAGGAGCATCTGTAGAATATTCAACTACTCCTCCTTCTATTGATGAAGATTTACCATTTTAAGATGACACAAGAAGATAAATTTAAAAACTTATGCAACCTAACGACATCACTGTTAGGCTTGCGTAAGGGTTCTCTAGGCTACAAAAGTAGAATACAAGAGCTTCAGGTAGCAAGATCTATAGCAAGCGTAATAGCTAGGATAGAATATAAAATACCTCATTCAACTATAGCTAAGGTAATTAATAGAGATAGAACTTTAATCTATCACTATGAAAAGAATCATAAGAATAACTATTCAACATTTCCTAAATACCGAGATATATTTAATAAAGTTTTTAATGCTTTTCAAACTATAGAAGATTCTAAAAAATCCTTCTTTGACTTGCAACAGCTTAAAGATTATTTAAGAAAAAATAATGTTTTTAATAGTGAAAATGAACAAGTAATAATAAGAATTAAATCAGGAAAAGTTGGTACAGATATTAAAGTTTCTTACAGGAACTTCTATAATCAATTAGAAAATGTTAAACTTGCACTTCAGAATTTTAAATATGATATTGAAATAATTACCTTATGAAAGAAAAGCCTAACTACTATGCAATAATACCAGCTGAAGTAAGATACAGTAAAGCCTTGACACCTAACGCTAAATTACTTTATGCAGAGATAACTGCTCTATGTAATATGAATGGTAAATGCACCGCCTCTACTGAATACTTTTGCAGACTTTATGAAGTAAGTAGGGGTGCAGTTCAAAACTGGCTTAAAATGTTAGATGATAATGGTTATATAACAAGGGTCTTAATATATAGACAAGGTAGTAAAGAAATATTGTCTAGGTACATTAAATTAGTAGACAAGCCTAGTCTAAAAATGTGTACAGATAATACTAATATAAATATAACTAATACTAATCTTACAGATAGTAATAAAAAGGCTTCTTTTAAAAAACCTACTTTAGATGAAGTTAAAAATTATTGTATCTTACGCAAAAATAATATAGAAGCAGAAGCCTTTATAGACTTCTATGAAAGTAAGGGATGGCAAATCGGAAAAGAAATTATGAAATCTTGGAAGGCTTGTGTTCGGACTTGGGAAAGTAGAGAAAAGAAAAATCCAAAAACTATGTCTAAAATAGATATGCAATTAAATGAATACTTAAAAGGAAAAGAATACTTATGATACAATTAAAAAAAGAAAATATAAATGAACTTAAAGAAAAGGTTTATGAATTAATTGCTAAGACATCAATAGAAATTGGACATAAAACAGATGGAAAAACTATGGCTAGTTTAAGTAATATATTTGCAGCAGACTTAATACAAGAGAAAAGATTTGGAAATATGACTTGGAATCAAGTTGAAGAAGCTTTTCATATTGGAGTAAGGTTTGGTAAAGACGAACCATTCTTAAACATCAGAACCTTTTATAAGTGGGTTTATGCTCATAAATTAAAAATTGATGATGCTACTTATCAAGTAAGGACTTTAGGACAGCCAAAAGAAAAGACTACTTATTATCAAGAACCTATTACAAAATTACTAAAATGAAAAAAGAAGAACTTTACGATCCAGAAAAAAAAGGAACTTTTAAGATGATGTTTGGATTTCCACAACCTACAAGAATGGTTAGAAAAATATCTTATGGAAAAGAATATAAAGTTAATTTAAAAGTATTATAAAAATATGATAACAAGACAAACATCAATAGACTGCTTTAATCAAATTAAAGAAGCAGGTTTATTAGCTAAAAGAAGATTTGAAACTTTTGAGGCTATATTTAAATCTGCTCCTTGTACTAGACAGGAGGCATTAGAACATACTAATCCTATAAATGCTTTATCATTAAGTGCAGCAAGGTTTACTGAATTAAGGAGAATAGGAGTTATATATGAAAAAGATGTAAGACCTTGTAAAGTAACAGGAAGAAATGTAATAGTGTGGGATCTAACTGATAAATTACCATTTCACAAAAAAATACTTAGCAAAACAAAAAGCCAAAAAAAAATTGAGGCTTTAAATTCATTACGCTTATTATATAAAAAGAAAGTAAAAGATTATAGTACTGATGAGGATTGGAAAATAGTTGCTGATTTGATTAAGAGTATATGAAAGATAAATTATTAGTATGTACTTTTAGTGGAGGAAGAACCTCAGCTTTTATGGGATTGTTATTGCAAGACCTTCCAAAATACAAAGACTATGAAAAGGTTTTTATATTTGCTAATACAGGTAAAGAATTACCACAAACCTTAGATTTTATAAATAAATGCGACAAGGAATGGAATCTAAATATAGTATGGCTTGAAGCTAATGTAGTATATGAGAAGGGTGTAGCTACTAACTATAAAGTTGTTAATTATGAAACAGCAAGTAGAGATGGGAAGCCTTTTGAAGATATGCTTAAAAAATATCCTTTGCCAAATAATATGGCATCAAATTGTACTAGAGAACTAAAGCAAAGACCTATTGATAAATATGTAAAATCACTTGCTTACAAGGAGGTTTATACTGCTATGGGAATTAGGTTTGATGAAAGACACCGAGAAAGTAATTCAGCAGCAAAACAAAATATAGTTTATCCTTTGATTTATGATTTGAAAGTAGATAATAAATTCATAAGAGATTGGTGGGATAGACAGACTTTTGATTTAGAGTTGAAGGACTATGAAGGTAATTGTGATTTATGTTTTAAGAAGTCTTTAAAAAAGAGATTAACTATAATAAAAGAAAAGCCTGAGGTTGCTGATTGGTGGTTAAAAATGGAACAAGATTATAGTAGTGAAGCTATACCAAGATTTGATTTAAGAACTAACAAAAGCATTAAACAATTAATAGAAATGGCTAAAAAACCATTTAATCAAGCAAAAGATTTACACGAATTAGATAAGGAGCAATGTGATTTATTTGATTATGAAACAGATTGCTTCTGTAAAGCAAATTAATATGAAAAAGACAATCAGTAAACTAAAAAAAGAGTTAGACAAGTGGTTCAGTCTTTTTATCAGAATACGTTCAGCTAATGAATATGGAATGGTTCAATGCTTCACTTGTGGAATAGTCAGAGGTTACAAGGATGGAATGCAAAACGGACACTTTCAAAGTCGTAAGCATATGGCTACAAGATTCCACGAGGATAATTGTCAGGTTCAATGTATAAAGTGCAATATTTTTGATTCAGGACAGCAGTACCTTTTCTCGATTAGACTAGACGAAAAGTATGGAGAAGGAACAGCAGAAGAACTAGAGTATTTAGCTAGGACTATTCATAAAGTTTCAAGAGTTGAATATGAAGAACAGATAAGTTATTATAAAGACCTTGTTAAAAACTTAAAAGAAGAAAAGCAAATAGCGTAACTATTTAAGTATCTTTGGCGTATGACAGAACCAATTTACGCAAATGACAAACATCGAGTAATAATAGAAACTTATATTACAATGTGTAAAGAGTTTGCTAAAGAAGTAAGTACAAAAAGTAGATATAATAATTATTTAGAAGTATTAGAAGTTATTATAGAATATTCAAATAACTATGGTTCTGGAACGAGAGAAGATAATTTTTGGGATTGGATGCTTATTATACCTATTAATTTAGCAGTTGCAACAAATGGATTTTTTGCAGGAGTAGAAACAAGAAGTAACTCAGCAGTAGTCAGGGCTTATAGAATTGTTTTAGATGAGCTAGTACAAGATACAGTAAATAAGATTGATAAGATAGAGCCAATTAAAGAATGAAAATACTAAATTTATATGCAGGAATAGGAGGTAATAGGCATTTGTGGGGAGATGAACACGAAATCACAGCTGTTGAATATAATGAAAAGATAGCTAATAAGTACAGAGCTTTATACCCTAATGATAAAGTTGTAGTTGCTGATGCTCACGAGTATTTATTAGACCATCATAAAGAATTTGACTTTATTTGGAGTAGTCCTCCTTGTCAATCTCATAGCACTACAAATTACTTTACACAGTATATAAGAAAAAGACCTGTTTATCCTTTGATGAATTTGTATCAAGAAATAATATTTTTACAGAATTTTTACAAAGGAAAGTTTTGTGTAGAAAATGTAGTTAGCTACTATAAACCTTTAATAAAACCTGTGAAGATTGGAAGGCATTACTTATGGTCTAACTTTAATATAAATAAGATAGAACAGCCTAAAGATGATGTAGGAACAATGATGCCTAAATATGGTAATAAAGCTTGTAAAAAACCATTAGAAGAAAGAAATGCAGTAAACTCTGAATTAGGTTTAAATATTTTAAACTCAGCATTAGGAATTATTAATGAGTGTAAAGTAGAACAAGATAAACTATTTTAATGACTGAAATTTATTTAGAAATATCAAAGCTTTCAGATAAGTTTCGGACTATGGCTTTTGGACTAACATCAGATGAGAATGAAGTTAATGAATCAGTACAAGAATTAATGCTTTATTTTCTACAAGCAAATCCTGAAGTAATTAAAAATATTTTTGAGAAAGACGGAATACTAGGGATCACAAGATATGGTGCAGTAGCATTAAGGAGAGCTTTAACAAGTCCAAGAAGTAACTACTATTATAAGTACAAAAAGTATTACACACATATAGACAGTCTAACAAGTGCAGTTACTTATGATGAAATGGATTCAGGAGAAACAATACCATCTAAGCACCTTTACAACTTGCCTAACGAAATAACAAGTAGTTATCAATGGACTAGCCTAGAAAAGATAGATAGTGCCTTAGATGGCTTTACTTGGTATGATAAGAAAGTCTTTATGCTTTATTACTATGAAGGTAATACATTAGACAGCCTGGCAAAGAAAACAGGAATTAGTAGGAATAGCTTATTTACTACAATAGACAAAGTGCGAACAGAATTAAAATATAAGCTAAGTGAATAAGTTTTTTGTACCTAAAGATATATATGAAGATAGGATAAACATCTGTAAGTCTTGCGTTTATTACTTCAAGCCTTCAGGGCAATGTAAGAGGTGTTTATGTTTCGTAAAATTGAAGGCACGCCTTGCACCTATGGCTTGCCCTCAAAAGTTCTGGGATAAGACTACAGAGGTAGAAGTTAGAACAGATATACCTGAAGAAATAATATCAGAGATAATTGCTTTATGGCCTGACTTAAAAACAGGAAGAGCTAAAGACCAAACGGCAAAAAAATCTATGATTGAGATATACAACGTATTGCATAATACTAACTATTCAACAGGTACTAATTGCGGCTCTTGTATAGCAGCCTGCTTTGATGGAATAAAAAAAATATATAAAGAATACTCTAAGGACTAATACTAATTAATATAGGAGTCATACCTACAAAAGCATTTAATTTAACCTAGAGTAGTAGAGGGGGGGTTTGGTCGCCTCCCCAATACAATTAACTAAAACTAAAAAAATGGAAAGAACATACAAAACAATTAAATGGATATTGAAAGACAATATTAAAAAGAACGTAAAATCTTTATGGACTTGGAAAGATGATAACTTTACTTGTATCTATGAAAACTATGATGGAGATGATAGAATTTATACTAGCTCTCAACTTTTAAAACTTTTAACAAAATGATGATATTTACAATAATAGGAATAATTGCAGCAGTATTTTTTTTAATAGTTATATTAATGACTATTGTAGAGGGTAGAATAAAAAGAAAAACTAAAGAAAAATTCCTTTGGAAAATGGATAAGGTAGAAACAAGAACAGGAGGACTTGAAAATGATAGGCTAAATGAAAGACAATAGAATACCTAGTTACTATATAGGAAGTCGTTACAAGATTGAAGCTCGTAAAGTTATTGAAGATTTTGATTTATCTTATAATGTAGGGACTGCTTGCACTTATCTACTAAGAGCAAATCGAAAGCATAAAAGCCCAATTGAGTGCATACAGAAAGCAATTAATCATTTAGAGTTTGAACTTGATAAAATAAAGAAGTGATTGAATTAAGGCTTGGAGATTGCTTAGAGGTAATGAAAACAATACCTGCTGGAAGTATAGATGCTATCATTACAGACCCACCATACGGAACTACTGCTTGTAAGTGGGATTCAGTTATAGACTTTGAATTAATGTGGGAGCAACTGAATAGAGTCATTAAACCTAATGGTGCTATTGTATTATTTGGAAGTGAGCCATTTAGTTCTGCTTTAAGAATGAGCAATATTAAGAATTATAAATATGATTGGATATGGAAAAAGAATTTAAAGACAGGTTTCTTAAATGCAAAGAAGATGCCTTTATTGAATAATGAGATAGTAAGTATCTTTTATGAAAAGCCACCAACATACAAACCTATTATGGAATTAAGGACAACTACAAGGGCGGGTAATAAAAAGCATTCAACATCTACAGATAACTATGGCGATTATAGTAAAACCTTTAAAGACAATCAAACAGACTTAATATATCCAAGTAGAGTCATAGAGGGGATTAAATGCGTACACAATAGCTCTGCCGACAAAGTAAAACACCCAACACAAAAACCTATTGCATTAATGGAGTATCTTATCAAAACCTATACGAACGAAGGCGAAACTGTATTAGATTTCACAATGGGTTCAGGCTCAACGGGAGTTGCAGCAAAGAACTTGAATAGAAACTTTATTGGTATTGAACAAGACGAAAAGTATTTTAATATAGCAACTGAGAGAATAAATAAGGAAGAAAAACAATTAAAAATATTATGACACTATATACTTGCGAATGTGGAAACACTAGAGAACTAGCTAAAGTTACAATAGTTTTTAGAGATGGAAATTGGGAAGCAAAGGAAGCAGAGTGTGAATGTGGACTATATATGGATAGCATACCAACAGAAGGAATACCATCACTACAAAGGACAGAACCTAGCCTAAGTAAGAGAAGGGATAACTTATGGGCTGGAGCAAAGGAAAAGCTAGTAGGCGAAAGGGGAATCAATGAATCCTTTGATTAATGAAGTTTGTAATAAAGGACAGTAGAGATAAGCAAAGCCTTTTCAGTTACCTAAAGGAATTAGATAACGATTACATTGTTAGCGTAAAGAAACAAAGAAACACTCGTAGCAATATGCAAAATAGTTACTATTGGAAATGTATCGTACAAGGACTAGCAGAAGAACTAGGATATTTTCCTGATGAAATGCATGACGTACTAAGAGCTAAGTTCTTATCTGAATATGAAATGATAAGTATTAACGATAAGCAAATAGCATTAAATAAAATAGGAAGTACAACAGCTTTAAATACTAAAGCCTTTGAAGTATATACAGAACAAATAAGAGTATGGGCTATAACTGACTTAGGAATAAGACTAATGCTACCAAATGAATACCAATAAATTCTATTATATAATATGGAAACAGAACAAAAGAGGACACAGGAGGGTAAAAAGAAGCTACTAGCTGCACTAGAGATGTCATTAGGTATAGTAACTGAAGCTTGTGAAAAAGCAGACATTACAAGAAGCAGACACTATGCTTGGATGCAAAGTGATGAAGTTTATAAGAAAGCCGTAGATGATATAGATAGTAAATTTATTGACTTTGCTGAAACAAGTCTTAAAAAACAAATAAAGGAAGGTAATACAACTGCTACTACTTTCTTCCTAAGAACTAGAGGACGTAAGAGAGGTTATAATGAGAAGCAAGAAATAGACTTGACTTCAGGAGATGAAAGAATTAAAATAAATATTAATCTTGGTGATTAAAGCTGAACTATTAGAAATTAATCCACAATTTACGCCTAAGCAAAAGGAGTGCTTAAAGTATCTATTTGACGATAAGACTAAAGAGGTTTTATTTGGAGGAGCAGCAGGTGGTGGTAAGTCTTGGGTTGGTTGTAGTTACTTAATTACTATGTGTCTTCAATATCCAAAGACTAGATACTTAATGGGTAGGAGTAAATTAGATGCTTTAAAAAAGACTACATTAAATACATTCTTTGAAGTATGTACTGAGTGGAACTTAAAAGCTATTAAAGACTACACATTTAACGGCTCAAGTAATGTAATAACCTTTTATAATGGCTCTGAGATAATACTAAAGGACTTGTTCTTATACCCATCAGATAGAAACTTTGACTCATTAGGGTCGCTTGAAATAACAGGAGCTTTTATTGATGAAGCAAATCAGATAACTGAAAAAGCTAAGAACGTAGTAGCTTCAAGACTTAGATACAAGCTAGACGAAAACGACTTAATCCCTAAGATGTTAATGACTTGCAACCCTGCTAAGAACTGGGTATATTCTGAGTATTACAGACCTGCACAAGACAATACAATAAAGCACTACAGGAAGTTTATTCAATCTTTAGTAATAGATAATAATTATATCTCTAAGCATTATGAAACACAGCTATCTCAATTAGATGAATTAAGTAAGCAAAGGCTATTATTCGGAAATTGGGAGTATGACGCAACAGCCGATAGTCTTATTGACTACAATTCTATAATGAGTATGTTTAGTCAAAAAGGAATAGAAGGTGATAAATACATTACTTGTGATGTAGCACGATTTGGAAGCGATAAGACAGTTATAATGCTTTGGCAAGGGTTACACATTAGATATATAAGAACTATCCTTAAATCGGCTGTAAATGAGGTTGTGGACGAGATTAAGAAACTACAACAAGAGAATGGAGTTAATCTTAGGAATATCATAGTAGATGAAGATGGAGTCGGTGGTGGGGTAAAGGATTACTTAAGATGTCAAGGATTTACAAATAATGCTAGACCGATAAAAGGTGAGAACTATCAAAACTTAAAAACTCAATGCTATTACAAATTAGCAGACCAAATAAACAAAGGACAAATTGGAGTAAGTTGTTCAGATGTAAATGTTAAGAATTACATAACTGAGGAACTAGAGCAAGTCAGGACTAAGGACGCAGACAAAGATAATAAACTACAGATAATACCAAAAGATACAGTAAAGTCTATTTTAGGACGTTCTCCTGATTATGCTGATGCTTTAGCTATGAGAATGTTTTATGAGATAGATAGTAACTTTGGAAGGTATTTCGTGCAGTAAACTAAAATCAACTAATTTCTATTATATAGTGTATGAAAGTTAAAATTAAAAAAGGAAGTAAATCAAAAGAGTTCAATTTAATCAATAGTTGGTCGGATGTTACGTTGGAAACTTGGCTAAAACTTATTGACTTTGAAACAGGAACAAAGACAGAAGAAGCTACAGAAACAATAGCAGCACTTTCTGACATTCCTAAGCAGTTAGTAAAGGAGTTATCCTTATCAGATGTAGCTGTTATAATGAGTAAGATAGGCGAGCTACAAGCTAAGCAAGATACTAAGCTAAAAAGGATAATAGAAGTAAATGGTGTTGAGTACGGATATCATCCACAACTTTCAGAAATTACATTAGGTGAGTATGCAGACATAGAGCAGTTTATTAAGAACGGAATAGAAAATAATTTACCTGAATTAATGGCAGTTCTTTACAGACCTATTAAAGAAAAGAAAAATGATATTTATATTATAGACTCCTATGATGGAGATATACGACTCAGAGCAGAAGAGATAAAACAGATGTCAGCAGAACAAGTGCAAAGTGCATTGGTTTTTTTTTACAATTTCGTGAAGGAGTTGTCGCTGATTTTGCCATCATATTTGATGGAGAAGCAGAAGGAAATGAAACAGCAATAGCAACTGAAGATTTTGCTAGCAAGTGGGGATGGTTCGGAGTTATGCACAGATTGTGTGGAGAGGATATAAGTAAATTAGAAAGTATTACAAAGCTAAGTCTTTTAGAATGCTTGACCTGGCTAAGTTATGAAACAGATTTGAACTCACAAAATAAAGTAAAGTAAATGGTTAATAATAAGACATATAATAACGTAGTAAATACTCTTCTTAGATTAGGTGAGTATCACAAGCAAATTGAATCTACTTCTGTAGGAAATATATTTGACATCAATCTTGAAAAGATGCAGAAATTTCCCTTACTACATATTAACCCTACAAACGTAGTAACTGGAGAAAGTCAATTGACCTATAACTTTCAGATCTTTATTATGGACATGGTAACAGAAAAGGATAACTGGACTAAGAACTTTACAAACGCTAACTTTCCTAAATTAGTAAAAACTTTAACTAATGAGCAAGATGTATTTAATGAAACTTTACAAATTGTAACTGACTTCATTGGAATGCTTAGACACAGTACAAGACAATCATTAGCAGGAGTTGATGATATTAATTTCCCTTTATACTTTACGGAAGATCAATTTACTATTGAGCCTTTTGAAGAAAGATTCGATAATCTTTGTTGCGGATATGTATTTAATATTGGTATCTTAGTTATGAATGACTTCCAGACTTGTGAAATTCCAGTAGATACTAATGGAGCAGGATATTAATGAAATGGAAGTTAAAATGGCTAACAGTAGAAATAGGATGGAAAAAATTTAAAATAACAATTAATTTATAAAAATATGGCAGACTTAGTAACGACAATATCAGAAACAGTAACACTTAATGGAAGCCTTAGAGGCTCAGTTAATTCTTTAACTACAGCAGGAGTTAATGACGTATTTGAAAGGATAGTAACCTGTACGGCATCAGTAACTACAACAGTAGCAGTATTCGATACGCTACCATCAACATCAGCAGGAGCTATTGATGTAGATAGGACTAGATACGTTCGAGTAACAAACTTGGAAACGGCAGTAGATATTGAGCTAGCGGTACAGACTACTACATCAAGTTATACAGTAACAGTAAGAGCAGGAGGTTCTCACGTTCTATATTCAGGTGATGTAATTGCTTTAGGTCAAGTAGGCGCTCCTTCTTTTGGAACTATGTTAAACTTAGCTTCTTTACAAGTAAAACCTACAACAGCGGTTACTGCTAGAGTTGAAGTATTTGTTGGAGTAGAATAGTGAAAACTAAAAATATAGAAAGGTACTTAGAAAGCTTTGGGAAACAGGTAGTAAAAGATTCAAGAGATCTATTGCAAAATGCAAAAGGAAGTACTTCTTTAGGTAATTCAATTAGATTTACAGTAACAAAAGAAGAAGGTGGTTTTTCTACAAAGTTCTACATGGAAGAATATGGACAGTTTTTAGATAAAGGAGTATCTGGAAATAAAGTAAAACAATCATATATAAACTATGATGGTCAAAAGAAATCAAGTCCAGGAAAAGGATATACAACCAAAGGTCCGCCAATTGATATATTATCTAAATGGATTAAAAAAAAAGGAATAAAACCAAAAGGATTTAAAAGAGGAAGGTCAAAAGATACAGGGCAATTTGTTTCAGGGTTTGCTTTTTTAATAAGTAGGAAAATAAAAAGAGAAGGAATTAAGAGTCTAAGCTTTTTTCAGAAACCTTTAGGATTACAATTTAAAAAGTTAGAAAAAGATTTTCTTAAAATATTAACGTTAGATATAAGAAATAATCTTGTAGAATTTTATAGACCAAAATAATTAAATAATGGCAACAATAATAGAACAGAAAACTTTATTCGATACTTTAACAGCAGGAGAGAATGTAATTTTTGCAGTATCTAATACTAATATAGTTTCAACTTTTACAGATGTAAAATTTATTGCTACAGTACATATAAGTAACCAAATCCCTAACCCATCAGTATTAACAGATGTAGTAGGTACTTTTAAAACTACCCCTAACAATGCAGGAGTAGGAATGTTCGACTTTAGTCCTATAATAGAAAGTTTTGTTAGTTCTGATAACTTAGCAAGGAAAGACAGTACATATAAAGGAGTGTTAAATGGAACAGATAATAACGTGCCTATGCATTTAATTGATAAATTCTCAGGAAATATTAATACTATGAGATACTTAGTCATAAAGTTTACTGTACAATATAACGACGGAACAGGAAGTATCATAGAAAATACTACAGGAGATATTTCTTTGCCTATGAAAATAATAAACGGTTATCTTAAATACACTGATGAGCTAGATTTAAACGGTGTTAATTTTGGCTACAATATGCTTAATAAATTTTCCTTTTCAAATACTCAAGAAAGAAAGTTTTTGACTAATGCTCCTTTAATACAATACGCTAATATAAATGATTACGGAACTGTAGGGCTATTAATGTCAAATCCTTTTTTTCCAGGTTTAGGATCAGCAGGTGCATACGGTATAAGGTATAAGTATTATGACGATTCAGACGTTCTTCTAAATTCTGAAGATATTCAACAATCAAGTAACGGTGGCTTTAAATATCCTCAATCTATTATAGACGCTCAAATACTTTATGCAGGAGTCTTTCCTGCTAACTTATCTAACTGGAGTACTATATTTAACGTTAATATAACAAAATTATCATATTACACTTTTCAAGTCATAGGGTCTACTGGTACTGTTATGTCATCTTTATATAGGATGAATATTAACTGTCCTAACACAAAAGGATTTGAGTCTATTAGACTTTGTTGGTTAAATCAGTGGGGTACTTGGGACTACTATACTTTTATCATGAAGTCTATTAAGAAAATTTCTACAAAAGGAAGTACATACCAGCAATTAGAAGGAAGTTGGAACTCTAGCTCTTACAGAATTGACAGCTTTAGAGGAGGCAAGAAAGCCTTTAGAGTAAATGCTACAGAAAAGATAACAATGAATACAGATTTTGTAAACGAGTCAGAATCAGCTTGGTTCGAAGAGCTTATTAATAGTCCTGAAGTTTATCTGTTAAAGGAAAAATCATCTGATAAACTTAATTCTTCTCTTAATAAATATGTAACACCTGTAAGACTTACAACTTCTAGCTATACTAAAAAAACCGTCGCTAATGATAAGCTAATGCAGTACACTTTTGAAGTTGAAAAAAGCAAGACACTTAGAACTCAGTCTGTATAATGAGTGTTCAACTAATAATATATCCACAGATCTATGACGGTTACAATGCAAATATTTTTACGAATACAAGCCAATTTATTATTAACGGTAATAATTTTAGTACAGTAAATTCTTCAACAGATCATACAGTAACTTTATCAAATGGAACACAAGAAGCAATAGACTTTTATGGAGCGTCTTTAACTGTTAATACATGGAAGAGATTTCATAAGGGTGCTTCTGGAGTTAGTGAATCAGGAGGTCTTGTAACTATAAATCCCAAATCAGGTCAAGTTCAGCAAGGGCTTATTCAGAAATTATCTAATTTAACAGTTGGAAATTTTTATAATATTACTTTGGATATTAACACAAATATTAATACTACTAACGCTTTTGGTATTTGGATTTATTCAGGAACTATTCTACAGCAAGTTATTCCTATTCCTAATAATACAGGTTTTGTAAATATTTCATTTAATGCCATTTCAACAGAAGATACTATTGTTATAGTTGGTGATTCAACTATTGATCAGAAGCTTGTATTAAATTCTATTACTATTAGAGATGCACAACCTATTCCAACTGGAGCAATTCAAATATTAGGAGATGGACAAGTTATTTGTGATCTTTATGAAGATGAAGATTTACCACTTACTTTAAGTGTTGATGATTTTAAAAATGTCGCTGAAAATGTACAGTCTTATTCTAAAGCCTTTAAAATTCCTGGAACAAAAAGAAATAATAGAATATTCGATCATATTTTTGAAATTACTAGAGAAGTAGCTGGATCTGGAGGATTAATATTTAATCCATACCAAAAAACAAAAGCAGTTTTAAAACAGGACGGATTTCTTTTATTTGAAGGGTATTTAAGAATGTTAGATATAATAGATAAAGAAGGAGAAATTAGTTATAATGTAAATTTATATTCTGAAGTTATAGCTTTAGCCGATATTTTACAAGAAAGAACATTTAAAGATTTGGACTTTACAGAGCTAGATCATGACTATAATTATACTAATATAAGAAACAGTTGGCAAGGAATATTACCAGTTGCACCTTTGCCTTCAGGAAGTTTTGCAGGCTCTACAGGAGCTACTGCTACAGATGTATTAAGATATCCTTTTTGTGATTGGAATCATCAATATAGCTACACAAATTCAGGGAATCCAAAACTTACAACTTTAGAAAGCGCATTTAGACCTTTTATAAATATAAAATACTTAATTAATAATATTTTTGCAGATACAGATTTTACTTATGAATCTAATTTTTTTAATACTGCTGATTTTAATAAGCTTTTTATGGACTTTAACTGGGGGTCAGGCAATGCTCCTGTTATTTTTAACACGACAGGTTTATTAACTAATGGAAGTGATGTTGGTCTTGGTACTTCTATGGCTACTTTAAATTTTGATGAAATGAATTTACCTGGCACTATACCTGGTGATCCATTAAATGCAAATTTTGGATATTCAGCAGGAGTATTTACAGCTCAAGAAGACGGTCAAGTATATACGTTCAGTTATGATATGAGGTTTGATAGATCGATAACTTCTGATACTTTATTTGTACAATGGCTTGTTAATGGAACTCCTGTTAATGTGGCTACTTCTACTTCTATTTTATTCCCTTATTCAGGAGCTTTTACTACTTCACCATTAGCAGCAGGAGATACTGTGCTATGTCAAGCTTTTTCTACTTTAGGGTTGTATGAATTAGATGGCGTTTTAGATCCATTCGGAACACCTTCATTAGTAACAATTACAACTACATCCGACCAAACTACATCAGATACGTTATTAGAAACACTAAGAGGAGAATTAGGGCAGTGGGATTTCTTAAAAGGAATAATTACAATGTTTAATTTAGTAACTATTCCTGATGAAGATAACCCGTTAAATATAAAAATAGAACCGTATGCAGATATATTTGTAAATAATACAGATAGCGTTCAATTAAACTGGACTGAAAAAATAGATGTTTCTCAAATTAAATTAAAACCTTTAACTGAATTAAATAGAAAGACTATTTTTAAATTTGTTGAAGATGATGATGACTATGCATTTAATCAATATAAGAATTTAGTAGGCGGTCATTTATACGGAAGTAAAAAGTTTATAGCTACAGATCAATTTGATATATTAACTGGAGAAGAAGAAATTATAGCAGAGCCTTTTGCAGCAACAGTAGTAAAGCCTCTTAGTTCTGAATTTCCTGAGTTAATAGTTCCTTCTATTTATTCTTATAATTTTAATGACGACACTTCTGAAGGATTCGATAACAGCCCTAGAATTATGTATAATAATGGGGTAGTAACTATGACTTCAACTACTTATAGCGTTCCTACACAAAATGGAGTAGCTGGTGATGCATTTGAAGATGAATATTTACAGTTTAGTCATTTAACAGATATACCTACAGTTACTTCTATTCCTCCAAGTTTAACAGATACTATAGACTTTCATTTTGGTGAATGTCAATTAATGACTGGAGTAGGAGCTGCTACTGTAAATAATTTATTTGGTATGTACTGGCTTCCATACTTTAATGAGCTTTACAATCCTAATACTCGTATCATGACTATAAAAGTAGATTTAAGTCCTTCAGATATAAATACTTTTAAATTTAACGATACAGTTTTTATTAAGAACAGAGTCTTTAGAGTAAACAAAATAAACTACCAGCCGAACGAATTGGCAACAGTTGAATTTATACTTATACCATAATGTCAGCGATTCCAAGAGAAAATATTTCATACTTAACAGGGTTTACAGTAAAACCTGCTGCGATTTCACAAATTGGAATTGTAACTTTTACAGATGGAAAAAATGAAGTAACCCCTAATCAATTACAATGTGAGTCTTATGGATATACTTACAATGTAGTAAACGGAACTTGCAATATTTTTCGGTATAATGCAAATTTAGATATAGCTGTTGCAAATGAAAATAACAGAACTTACGGATCAGGAAACTCTACTGAAACAGGTACTAATAATACTTTAATAATGGGCGTTGATAATACAGTTAAAGGTTTATCACGTAATAATATAATAATAGGTAATGAAAATCAAATAGCAAACGGAATAAATAATGCTAACGTTTCAGGTACTTTAGGAGAGGCAACAGCAACTAACTCAACAGTCTTAGGGGGTAACGCTCCTGATGACCTTTTAGGCGAAAGACAAGCTATCAGAGTTATTTACGGAAAACAAACTACAAGTGCAGCAACTTTAGCTTCTAATCTAAACAATACTTCAGGTAGTTTTTTTAAAATTCCTATTAATACGGCAATTTATTTTAACGCTACTATTCTAGCGGTTAGAGTTGGTGGCACTAATACTGGTAATAATGGAGATTATTTAAGCATGATTGAACGAGGTGTTGCTATTAATAAATCAGGAGTTACTACTATTCAAAGAGAACGAGATGTAATAAAATCTTCAGGTACAATTACAGGATGGAATGCAGTAGCGTCAGTTTCAGGAGATGACTTTTCTATTTCAGTAAGGGGTCGAAATAGCGTTACTTTAGAATGGATTTGTAATATAGAAATTACACAATTAAAATCAGGCGTTGCACTTTAAAAAAATAAAACTATGGCAAAGGAAGTATTAGAATTGGAAGTTAAGACCAATATTGGAAAAGTTACAAAAGACCAAAAGGATTTTAACAAAGAACTTAAAAAAACTGAAGGAATTATAGAAGATGTTAATGCTGAAGGTAAAAATACAGTATCAGAAATGCAAGTACTAGGTCTTTCTATAAACGGCTTAAAAGCTAGTTGGAAGTCAGCTGCTAGTGGAGCTAAGTTTTTATTTAGCAGTATTAAGTTAGGGATTGCTTCTACTGGTGTGGGGCTTTTACTTTTAGCATTTGGTGCTTTAGCTACTTGGTTTGCTAAAACAAAAAAGGGTGCTGAAGTATTATCTGTAGCTTTTAAAGGTATTGGAGCAGCAGTTAATGTAATTGTAGATAGAATAGCTAACTTTGGAGGTGGGATTGCTAAATTATTTTCAGGAAATATAAGGGCAGGGTTAAAAGATATGGGTAATTCTTTTAAAGGTATTGGAGAAGAAATTAAAAATGACACTCTTTTAGCAATGGCTTTAGAAAAGTCTTTTCAGCGATTAACTGACAACCAAAGAGCGTTAAGTGTTGAAACTGCACAAAGAAGAGCTGATATTGAAGAATTAAAGCTAATAGCTGAAGATGTTACTAAGTCAGAAGAAGAAAGATTTAATGCAGCAAAAAAAGCTTTTAGTATAGAAACAGATTTATTAGAAAGAAGAATAGCTAACGCAACAGAATCAGTAAGAATTGAAAAATTACGTTTATCTACTGTTTTAGACCCTGAAGCAGAAGCACTAGATATTCTTGCACAAAAAGAAGTAGAACTTGCAACTATAAGAGGTGAATCTGTTACTAAACAAATAGAACTTAATAATAAGATAAATACAATTAAGCAAGAAACTATTAATAAAAATATAGAAATAGCATCTCAAAATGCTGCTGAAGTAAAAGCTACGCAAGATCTAAATACACAACTTCAAATTTTAAGGCAGGAAGATCAAAATGCAAAAGAATTAATAGCTTTAAAAAATGAAAAAATAGCAGCTAGGGAAACTGCAAAGTTAATAACAGATGCAGTTCAAAGAGAAGAGCAACTAGCTGCTATTGATAAAATATTTTCTTTAAGATATCTTGAATTAATAGATAAACAATATGATATTGAAGTAAATGGAAACAAAAATACAGGTATAAAAGTATTAAAAACTGATAAAGAAATTGCAGATGCAAAGGTGGCTATGCAATTTGATATGGCAAACCAAGGTCTAAGTATTTTAGCATCAGCAGCAGGTGAAGGAACAGCACTAGCAAGGGCTGCTGCAATAGCACAAGCTACTATATCAGGAGTCCAAGGAGTACAAAATGCATTTACATCAGCTAATGCAAATATAGGAGCAACAGCAGGAACTTTTGGAGCTTATCCTGTAACTATGGCAGCTCTAGCAGGAACTTTTGCAGCTATGAATATTGCTAAAATTGCAAGTGGTGGTAAACCAGGAGGAGGAGGAGGAGGAGGAGGAGGAGGTGCTTTAGCTGCAACACCTGCGCCTCAAATGATGTCAGGGTCTTTTGATATTACAGGGGGAGTAGCTCCAGAACCAATGAAAGCCTTTGTAGTTACTGATGAAATGACAAACAGTCAAGACCAATTAGCAAATATAAGACGTAGAGCTACTATCTAAAATCAAATAAACTAACTTAATTTCTATTATATAAAAAAGACTATACATATGCCTTGCGAAGAATGTTCAGACGGAAAATTTAAATGGGGAAAGACTGGCTCTTGTAAGTACGATACAAAAGCAGACTGTGAAGAAGACAATAAAGACTATTATGAAGAAGAAAAGACTACTTCTATAGTTGAGCTTGTTATTAATGATGAAAATCAAGAACTTGCTATTGATGCAATCAGTTTAGTTACTGCTCCTGCAATAGAGCAAGACTTTGTATTCTTTGGAAAAGAAAAGAACAACTTGACATTTGCGAAAGTAGATGAGGAAAAGAGAATGTTAATTTCTCCTGCTCTTATTCCTGGAAAAACTATATTTAGACACGACCCACAGACTTCATCTGATTATTTCGTTTTCTTTTCAAAAGCGACAGTTAGAAAAGCAAGTGAATTGTATTTAAAACATAACAATCACCATAAGGCAACCTACCAACACCAAGATAGAATCTCAGGAATACTTACAGTTGAGTCTTGGATTATTGAAGATAGTAAATTAGATAAGTCTACACTTTATGGATTTTCACTTCCTGTAGGAACTTGGATGGTAAAGCTAAAAATAGACAATGATGAAATTTGGTCTAAGATAAAAGATGGAGAATTACGCGGATTATCGATTGAGGGATATTTTACTAATAAATTTGAACAAATGCAAAAGAAAGAATTTACAGACGAAGAAGTTAAGACAGCCCTAAAAGAATTATTAAGTGTTCAGAAGGTTGAGTTAGGATTGATTGACGATTTCAGGTCTGCAATAAAAAAAGCAAATGACGCTAGGTCAGAAGGAGATAAAATTCTACTTAAGGCTGCTGACTCTGCTACTAAAGCAAGTAAGGTTCTTATGAGTGCAGGAAAACTAGGACTTGAAGCTTTAAAATTATTTAGGTCTTTAGAATCAGCAGCAAAAGAATTAGGTATTGATTTACCTAAGAAAGTTGTAGAAGCAGGAAAAAGTATTAACCCTGTAATAAAAGACACAAAAAAAAATATGGATATAGCTAATAAGTTTTCTAATTCAATATAAATAATATGAAACCAACACAAGAACAAATACTAAGTGCTTTAAACAAGCTAGTAAGAGAAAACAAAACTGAACTTAAAGCTGAGAAGATTGAGTTGGGGTTAGTTGATGATATTAAAGATATGGATAAAGAAATTAAAAAAGAATATAACTCTTTTGATAAGAAATTTACTGAATTTTACAAAACTAAAAGAATGTTAGAGGGTAAACTTGCTGAATTTGAAAAATTAGAAAAATCACAAAGCAAAAGGATTGATGCTGCTAAAAAAGCATTTAAAGATTTAGGGATTGATCCAAAACCTTTATTTATTTATGAAAGTAATATGAGAGATATTAATGGTTTAGTAAAAGAAGCAAAGGGTAAACTTTCTTAAAGCAATAAAGTACAAATCAAACAGAACAATAACTATTCTATTATATAACAGAACTTAAAACAAAACTATGGATTTAAAAAATCAAATATTGGTAGCACTTGGTCTTGATAAAGGCGAAGAAGTTTCTCTTGCCTGGCAAGCGAAAAGCGAAGACGGAACTATTTTCGTTTCAACTGCTGAAGAATTAGCTAACGGTGTGGATATCAGCGTTTTAACTGAAGATGGCACGACAATTTTATTGCCAATCGGAACTTACAGGACTGATACAGGAGTTACTTTTAGAGTAGAAGAAGAAGGTATCGTTTCTGAAGTTATGGAAAGTGAAACTGAAGAAGTAGTTGAAGAAGAAATGACTGAAGACTTAGCAGTAGTTGAGGATTGGGAAGGTATGGAGAAAAGAATCCAAAACTTAGAAGATGCAGTTGCAAGTCTAAAGAAAGATAAAGATGGAGGTGATGATGAAGTTGAAGAAATGGCTGAAGAAGTAACAGAGCCTTCTACTAATCCTAAATCTATTAAGACTACAGAAGTAGTTGAGTTCTCAGCAGAAGATGAATTAACAAAGTTAAAAGCTGAAAATGAAAAACTAAAGACTGAGTTAGCAGAAGCACCTGCATCAGCACCTTTAGATACAAATAAATTTAGTTCAGAAAGAGCAACTCCTACTGCACAAGATTTTAGAAGAATGACAAGTAAGGAAAGATTCTTATATAACTTAAACAAATAATAAGTAGAGATAACTCTACATAAATAACTAAAAATAATCAAATTATGGCAATTACAGTAGCTTCAAACTTTGCAGGTAAGGCAGCAGGATTTTACATCTCAGCAGCTTTAAAAGCATCAAACTCGTTAGACTATCTAACAATGATAGAAAATATTAAATTTAAGAGCAATATACAAGCCTTAAATCAATCAGTAAATTCTGTTGGAGACGCAACTTGCGACTTTTTTGCAGCAGGAACTTTAGCTTTAACTGAAAAAGTATTAGAGCCTAAAAACTTACAAGTAAATATGGATATTTGTAAAGAAACTCTATTATCTTCTTGGGAAGCATTACAAATGAGAGCAGGAGCTGGCGCACCGCCACCTGCATCTTTTGATGATTACGTTATCTCTTACATGGGCGATATTATAGCACAAGCTACAGAAAATTCTATCTGGGCAGGGACTAATGTAGCAGGACAATTTAACGGATTCTTAGGAGCAGCTACAGGACTTTTACTACCAGGTGTTGATGCTACAGTTGTACAGAATGCAGCAGGGGGAGCATATACAGCAGGAACTATTATAGCAGAATTACAGAAGGCAGTAGCAGTTATTCCTGTTGCAGTTTTAGGTAAAGAAGATTTACATATTTACATGAGTCAGAGAACTTACCAATACTACATTGGAGCAGTTTCTACTTTAGGATATGTAAACGCTTATAACATGAATGGAGATTACGTGCCAATGTTTGAAGGCTACAAGATAGCAGTATGTAACGGAATGTTAGAAAATGAAGTTGTAATAGCTCAAAAATCTAACTTATTCTTTGGAACTGATCTTTTAAGTGATGCAACAAGAATTAACTTAATGGATATGGCTAATTTAGATGGTTCTGACAATATTAGAATGGTAGCTCGTTACTCAGCAGGAGTACAGTCAGGAACAGGAGCTGATATCGTAAGACAGTCTTAATAAATAAATAATGGATGGAGGGGGTAAAACCCTTCCACCCTTAACCTAAAAAAAACAATAAAATGGCATGTACGGCACTAACTAAGGGAAGGGGACTCGATTGCAATCGCATCTCGGGCGGCGTTAAATTTATTTATTTCGGAGTTTTTGATCAATTTAAAGCTCCAATAGACGGAACAGGAATAGCAGTAACGGCAGGAGAAGTTACTGACATAGAAATGGCAGCAGGAGCAGAACTTTACAGATACACTATGCCTCTTGGAGTAGCTAGTATTACAGATACTATCGTAGGATCGAGAGAAAACGGCACTATTTATTACACTCCAACTGCTCAAGTATTATTTAACAGACTTACAAAAGAAGACCAAAATCAAATTAAGCTCTTAGGAGCGACTAAGGTCGTTGTCTTTGCTCAATTAAATCAACAAATTTTAGCTACTGGAACTGATGTTATTGTTTGTTTAGGAAGAGTTAATGGTATGGAACTTAATGCAGGAACTATGGATTCAGGTGCTGCATGGGGAGATAAAAATGGTTACACACTTACATTTGACGGCATAGAGGCTGACCCTTTTCCAATGGTAGCAGATTATCCTATTGCAACAGGACCTTTTTCTAATGCAGGTTTTACCATACCTGGAGGAATAGTAACTTCTTAATTAGTTTCTTTTATATATTTTTAGAAAGGGTAGCTTAACAGTTACCCTTTTTTACACTTAGTGAGGGTGGGGTGGTTTGACCATCTATAGAGAAATCTAGCGTTCACTATGGGTTTAAGGTTGCTTTGGCAGCCTTTTTCCTTTATTAACCAAACAGAAACAGACTTTTTCTATTATATAATATGATACAAGGATTTACGCAAACTGATATTTTAACAGAAATTTGTACTGAAGATAACAGAATAAATACTTTAGTAAATAGAACTCAGATTAGATTCTTAGTGAAGTTTATAAATGACTTTGACGGTTCTATTAGTTATAGCTATTCTTTTGCAAGCGCTCAAGAGTTTATATTTCCTAGATACACAAAGATTCAGTTTTATTATGCATTAGTTCCTGATCTATTTTTGTCTACTATAAACTTATTGCCAGCAGGTCATTGGAAATATGAAATTTATGAAGTTAGTTGGATAGGTCAAGTAGTATTAAGTGATACGACCGCTCCAAAGACAGAAACTCAAGTACTTCCTGTAGCTGATAATAATGGAGTAGTAAATGGAATAGTAACTAAAGGAATACTAAACTTAACAGAAAAATCTGGAACTGAGCAAGTTGAATATATTCAGCACCCAGAACCATCAGGAACTAACACTATTTATTACGGTCAATAAAAATTAAAAATGGATAAAATACTTTCAGTAGATTTAAGCACTTCAACAGCTCCTTTGGTACAAGAGGTTAGAGGAAAAGATTACATTGAGTACGGCGACTCTAATGGAGAATGGAGAAACCTTTACCCACAGTTTTTAATTGACCTTTACTATTCAAGTTCTATAACGGCTGCTATTGTTAATGCAACGGCTGAAATGATAAGTGCTGAGGACTTAGTTATAACAGATGAAGATGATAGAGATGAAGAAGCAAGAGTAAAGCTTCAGAACTTTATGAATAATGCTAATGGTAATGAAACACTACACGAGGTATTAAAAAAGGTAGCATTTGACTTTAAATTACAAGGAGCATTTGCACTTAATATAGTATGGTCAAAAGATAGAACTCAGATAGCTGAAATCTATCATATACCAGTAGAGAAGATTAGGTGTGAACGTCCTGATGAATTTGGAAAAACTAGAGGGTACTATGTTTCAGGTGATTGGGCTAACACAAGAACGAACAAACCTTATAGAGTTCCAGCCTTTAATGTAAACGATAGAACTTCTCCTAATCAAATTCTTTATACAGGGCTTTATAGTCCTAATATGAATTCTTATTATACAGCAGATTACATCTCTTGTAATAATTGGGCGTTAATTGATTCTAAAGTTTCTGAGTTTCATCTTAATAATATCTCTAATGGATTTACTGGCTCGTTTATGATTAGTTTCGCGAATGGAATCCCAACGGCTGAAGAAAGAAATCAGATAGAAAGAAGTTTAGAAGATAAATTTACATCAGAAAAAAATGCAGGTAAATTCGTTTTGACTTTTTCAGATGACAAGACTAGAGTACCAGAAATAACTTCTATTAGTCCATCAGATTTAGATAAGCAGTATTTAGCACTCCAAGAACTTTTAACTAGCAACATCCTCTCAGGTCATAGGGTTACTTCTAAGACACTTATGGGCTTAGATAGTGCTAACGGGTTCTCAAGCAATGCAGACGAGCTAAACGCAGCTTCTAATTTTTATCTTAATACTGTAATAATGCCTTTCCAAGGGCAAATACTTAAAGTATTACACAAGATATTCCAAGTTAATAATATGGATATGCCAGTACAATTTGTACAACTTAAACCTATAACTACTAAATTTACTAATCAAGATTTAGCAGCCGTATTAACTCCAGACGAAATAAGAGCAGAAATGGGATATGCACCTTTAGATGTAGACGTTGATGTCAGAGAGGATTTTTCAAAAGTTGGAATGATAGACGGCAAGCCTGTTTTTGATACCATAGAAGAAGCCTTAGCTAGTGCAAAGACTTTAGGGTGTGAAGGTTATCATACTCACGAATTAGAGGGTAAGGAAGTCTATATGGCTTGCGAAGGACATGAAGAAGCTACACAACTAGCAGAGTGGATAGAAGAATTTGGTGAAGATATGCCTGAAGATTGGGAATTAGTAGATGAAGAAGTGGTAGATGGTGAGCATAGAGATTTTGATTTTGAGAAAGTATTAAAT